CTATTCTATCTGGCCAACCATTTGAGCCAGTTCGGAGTACGACGGTATATCTGCCTCCGGCTGACATTGATTGGCCAGTTGCAGCAGTCTGATAGGGAAGCAGAAAGCATCACGGTTTGAAGGCGGGATGTGGTCAGGCCGTTCCATTGCCGCTACGCTTGCTTCAGCCTTCCGCAAGGCTACGTCTATTTCCTGCGTTGAGAGCACTCCCTTACGAACAAGGACGTGATTGATCGATGCGATGGCCATCAGGAGGCCTTCGAGTTGCAGGTTGGCGGCGTTCATTGTCTTTGCTCCCAATTGGTAGTCACCAACGCGCGAACGTCTGAACTGATCCGGACGGGAGGGGGTAGGTCGAAAGTCTGGACCGGCCCCGCCGCTAGACCCGCGTCCCCCACACGCGCAGATTTTTTCCTCATCTCAGAGTTCGCAGGTGCGAACCAAGGTGCGAACCATTGACCAAAGCCAAGAGCGACAAGCCGATCGACTGGATCGGGATCGAGCGGGATTACGCCGCTGGCGTGATGAGCAATCGAGAGATCGCGCGCTGGTACGGGGTTTCTGAAACCGCCATCCGGAAGAAGGCCAAGCAGGAAGGCTGGGCGCGAAGGGAAAAGCCGAAAGGCCCTTGGCAGGAAAACAGCGAGCGGCGCACGGTGGCCGTTGAGATCGTTCAACCCGCCTCGGTCGTGCCGGAAGCCCTGGCCGATAGGGCGAAGGGCATCGCCGGCAGGTTGATGGATGAGTTGGAGAGCGTCACCGCGTTCGTCGGCGAACTCGAAGACATGATCTGCGCCGAGGAAAGCGACCCACGCCGCCGACAGGCTTTGCTCAAGGCCCTCTCGCTGAGCGAGCGGGCGATGACACTGAAGAACCTCAGCACGACGCTCAAGACCTTGAACGAGGCACAAGCACCTGAAGGCAAGAAGGCGCAGAAGCAGGCGGCGGCCGAGAATGTCGGTGGCCGGTTTGCCGCGCCTTCGGCTCCGAAGCTGGTCGTGTCGAATAAATGAGGGAATGGACGACTGCCTGCCCGGATTGGCAAAAGCGGATCAAGGCCGGCCGGCCGCTGATCGTCTCACCGCCGCTGTTTCCCGACGAGGCGCAGGCGGCGATTGAGGTGTTCAAGGCGCTGCGCATCGTCGACGCTGCTGGCAGCCCGACCTTTGGCGAGGCGTGCGAACAATGGGTGTTCGACTTCGTCGCGGCGATCTTTGGCGCCTACGACGCAGAGAGCGGACAAAGGCTGATCCGCGAATTCTTCCTGCTCATCTCGAAGAAGAACGCAAAATCGACCATCGCAGCCGGGATCATGCTGACAGCGCTGATCCGCAACTGGCGGCTGTCGGCGGAGCTGCTGATCATCGCGCCGACGATCGAGGTGGCGCAGAACAGCTTCAAGCCGGCCGCCGACATGGTCCGCGCCGACGACGAGCTGGCCGATCTGCTGCATGTGCAGGATCATTACCGCACCATCACGCACCGGACGACAGGCGCGGTGTTGAAGGTGGTCGCGGCCGACAACGACACCGTATCGGGCAAGAAGGCGGCATTCGTCCTGATCGACGAGCTTTGGGTGTTCGGGGCCAAGCCCAAGGCCGACGCGATGATCCGCGAGGCGACGGGGGGCCTAGTATCGAGGCCGGAAGGCTTTGTCATTTCGCTGTCGACGCAATCGGACGCACCGCCGGCGGGCGTGTTCAAGGCCAAGCTGGACTATTTCCGCGACGTGCGCGACGGCAAGATCGAGGACAGAAAATCCCTCGGCGTCCTCTATGAGTTTCCGAAGGCGATGCTGGACAGCGAAGCCTATCTGGAGTCCGACAACTTCTACATTACCAACCCGAACATGGGCCGGTCGGTCAGCCAGGAATGGCTAGAGGACGAACTGAAGAAGGAACTGGCGAAGGACGCCAGCACCCGCAACACCTTCCTCGCCAAGCACCTGAACGTTGAGATCGGCCAGAACCATCGCAACAACCGCTGGGCCGGAACGGACTTCTGGCCGCGCCGTGTCGAACCGAACCTGACCCTCGAAAGCTTGCTCGATCAGTCCGAAGTCGTGGTGGTCGGGATCGACGGCGGCGGCCTGGATGATTTGTTCGGCTTCGCGGCCATCGGGCGTCACAGGGAAACCCGCGACTGGCTGGTCTGGTCCCATGCCTGGTGCCACGAGGGCGTTCTGGAGCGGCGCAAATCCATCGCTCCGATGCTGCTGGATTTCAAGCGCGCCGACGAACTGACCATTGTTGACGACGAACTGGCCGACATCTCGGCGATCATCGAGATCATCGACACGATCAACACGCGCGGGCTTCTGGCCTCGGTCGCCGTCGACCCGGCCGGCCTCGGCGAAATGATCGAGGCGCTGGCTGAAATCGGCATCACGCAGGAAGGCGGCCAGCTGATCGGCGCGCCGCAAGGCTGGGCGATGATGAACGCAATCAAGACCGCCGAGCGCAAGCTCGCCAACGGCACGCTGCGTCATGGTGGATCCAAGTTGATGGCCTGGTGCGTCGGAAACTTGAAGATCGAGCCGACCGCGACCGGCGTCCGGGCGACGAAGCAGAACGCCGGCGACGCGAAAATTGATCCCGTGATGGCGCTGTTCGATGCCGTCACCGTGATGAGCCGGAACCCCGAAGCTGCTGGCCCCTCTGTCTATGAGCAGCGCGGCATTCTGATGGTGTGAGCGGATGAAGCTATTTGACATGTTCCGCCGCTCTCCCCCGCAGTCGTCGCGGGTTTCGGCGATGGCCGGCGAGGCGCAAACCTTCAACGGTATGGATGATCCGCGCCTGCTGGAGTTCATCCGCGGCGGCGGTGATGGCGGCGCCTCGATCTCGGCCAAGGAGGCCATGAAGAACACGGCGGTGTTTCGCTGTGTCACCCTGATCTCTTATGCGATGGGCATGCTGCCTTTGCATCTGATCGACAGCGAGACGAAGGAGAAGGCACGCGATCATCCGCTGTTCCAGCTTCTGCACCGGGAGCCGAACAACTGGCAGACCGCGTTCAACTTCCGCCAGCTGATGCAGCGCCGCGCGCTCATCAGCGGCAACGCCTACGCCCTGATCGTGCGCTCGGGGCCGCGCATCGTCCGCCTGGTGCCGCTCGATCCCGACCTGATCGAGCCGCGCCAGCGCAATGACTGGTCTGTTGAGTATGTCTACCGCCCGAAGGGTGGCGAGCGTGTGCTGGCACCGGCCGACGTGCTGCACATCTATGCGGACTCGGAAGATGGACTGTCCGGCACGTCGATGGTTAAGGTCGCTGCCGAAGCAATCGCCTTGGCACGCGATACCGAGCGCGCACAGACTCGGCTGTTTCGCAACGGCATGATGGTTGGCGGCGCTCTGACGCACAAAGACAAGCTGTCTCCGGAAGCTTACGAGCGGCTGAAAATCAGCATGGAGGAACGGCTTTCCGGAGTAGAGAATGCAGGGAAGTGGATGATCCTCGAAGAAGGGATGGAGGGGAAACCCTTCGAAAACACGGCCAAGGACAGCCAGCAGATCGAAACGCGGGCCTTGCAGGTCGAGGAAATCGGCCGCGCCTTCGGCGTGCCGCGCCCGTTTCTCGGTGTCGACGATACGAGCTGGGGAACCGGCGTCGATATCCTCGGCCAGATCTTCGTCCGCTATGCGCTCAATCCATGGTTCACGGCATGGGAGCAGGCGATCAAGCGCTCCTGCATGACCGACGCCGAGAAGGACCAGCTGGAAGCCAAGTTCAATGCCGGCGCGCTGCTGCGCTGTTCGATGAAGGACCAGGCGGAGTTCTTCGCCAAGGCGCTTGGTTCGGGCGGGCATCAGCCGTGGATGGAATACCCGGAGATCCGCGACTGGATGGATCTGCCGGAGCGCACGATTGCGCCGAACCCGCTCGCTCACAAGAAGGACAATGGCAATGAGCCTCCGAAAGCTGCCTGAAGTCCGGGCTTTCCAAAAGCCCGAGTGGCTCAATTTTGAGCCGCCCGACCAGAACGTCGAGGCGTTTGACCCGGCTGTCATCTCGGCGGCGGCCGACGATGCCACGGAAATCTCGATCTATGGTCAGATCGGGCTCGATCCCTTCACGGCGGTCGACAATTCCGAACGCCGAATTGCAGCCGCGCTGCGTTCGATCGGCAAACGCGACGTGACGGTGAGCATCAACTCGCCGGGCGGCAGTTTCTTCTCGGGTCTCGCGATCTACAATCTGCTGCGCGCCCATCCTGCCAAGGTGACTATCAACGTGATCGGCATGGCCGGTTCGGCTGCCTCAGTCATTGCCATGGCCGGCGACGAGACGCTGATGGCCGATGGCTCCTTCATCATGGTCCACAATGCGTCCGGTGTCGTCGTCGGCAACAAGTTTGACGCCAAGGATGCCGCCGAGCTTCTCGCCGAAGTGGACGATGCCATGGCGCAGATATATGCGGCCCGCGCCGGCGTCGAGCCTAAGGTCGCGGCAGGCTGGATGGACCGCCGCCGCGGTGACGGCACCATGTTCAATGCGTCTTCGGCCATCGAACAAGGCTTGGCCGACGGCAAGCTGGCGGCCGGTGCCGTCAAGGTGAAGGCAGAGGCGGCCAAGGCCGTTCCGCGCGAGCGCGTGATGGAAAACGCATTGGTCGCCGCAGCCAACATGTCTCCGCAGGATGCCAAGGCGTTCATCGCGGATCTCAAATCCGGCACGCGAGATGCTCCGGTAAACGTCACGCGCGACGCTGACGATCTGAAGGCTGCACTCCAGCAGCTTCGTTCAACACTTCGGTCATAACAGGAGACCCCCATGACCCAGATGATCAACTCGCGCAAGCCGCGCGGGCTCGTCGCCGTACGCGCTGATGCGGGCGGGGACGTGAAGGCCCTCATCGCCGATCTGAACAAGGACTGGTCCGAGTTCAAGGCGACGATGGAAACCAAAGACAAGGAACTTGCCAAGCGCTTCGACGACGTGGTGACGACCGAAAAGCTCGAGCGCATCAATTCGAGCGTCGGCGACCTCCAGAAGCTGGTCGACGAGACCAACGCCAAGATCGCGGCGCTGTCGGTCGGCGCCGGCGGCGGCGAGAAGGTGAAGGACAAGGAGTACTCGGACGCCTTCATGGCGCATGTTCGCCGCGGCGACGTGCAAGCATCGCTCAACAAGGGCACCGACCCGGAGGGCGGCTATCTCGCGCCGATCGAGTGGGATCGCACCATCACCGACAAGCTGAAGCTGGTTTCGCCGATGCGGCAGATTGCGTCGGTGCAGACCATCTCGACGGCCGGTTTCTCGAAGCTCTTCAACCTGCGCGGCGCTACGTCGGGCTGGGTGGGCGAGAAGGCGGCACGGCCGGAGACCAACACGCCGACCTTCGGCTCGATGACCTTCACGCCGGGCGAGATCTACGCGCAGCCGGCCGCCACCCAGGCGATGCTGGACGACGCGCAGATCAATCTGGAAGGCTGGCTTGCCAATGAGGTGCAGACCGAGTTCGCCTATCAGGAGGGCCTTGCCTTCATCTCCGGTGACGGCACGAGCAAGCCTGCCGGCTTCCTGACCTTCATCACCGGCGGCTCCAATGCGGCCAAGAACCCGCTCGGCGCCATCGAGGTCAAGACCGCCGCGGCCGGGACGGCCTTCACCGCTGACGAGCTGCTGGACCTGATCTATCTCCTGCCTTCCGTCTATACGGCCGGCGCGGGGTGGGTCATGAACCGCACCACCCAGGGCGTCATCCGCAAGATGAAGGACGGTCAGGGCAACTTTCTCTGGCAGCCGTCCTACGTCGCCGGCCAGCCGGCGCAGATCGCCGGCTACCCGGTCACCGAAATGCCGGGCATGCCCGACATCGCGCTCAGCTCCACGCCGGTTGCCTTCGGCGACTTCGCGCGCGGCTACCTGATCGTTGACCGCGCCGGCGTCCGCGTCCTGCGTGATCCCTACACCAACAAGCCCTACGTGATGTTCTACACCACGAAGCGCGTCGGCGGCGGCGTCAACGATCCGCAGACCATCAAGGTTCTGAAGATGAAGGCCAGCTAAGCGGCCGACTGACATCGCGGGCGGCATTCATGCCGCTCGCTTCCATCTCAACGGAGAATAGAACAATGGCCAAGACAACTCGTTCCTTTGATGTGCCCGCCGAGAATGTTGTTACCACTGCGCCTGCTGACGAGGCCACTGACGCGAGCGATCAGATTGCCGAAGATGCTCCCGCTGCCGAAACCGCCGGGCTGATCGAACCGATAGCGGAAGATGCTGCGACCAATGAGGCCGCAGAGGTGACGGAGCAGATCATTGACGTTACTGCCATTGATGAAGCCGCTGATGTGACCGAGCAGATCGTGGAAGATGCTGCGCCGGCCGTTGAAGTGACAGTGGCGCGAGCTCCCTCGATCACTCGCGAGGAACTGGAGGCAATGGGTCTCGACCCAGCACCCTACGGCTTTGTCAGCGAGAACAAGAGCGCCGACTGATGCTTGCGCCCGTCCGCACCGTCGCGCCGGCCGTCATGCCCGTCTCGCTTGCCGAGGCGAAGGCGCATCTGCACATGGAGTCCACCGACACCGATGACGATATCGTCATCTCGGCGCTGATCGCGGCGGCAACCGACCATCTCGACGGCTGGACCGGCATTCTCGGGCGGGCACTCGTCACCCAGACCTGGCGGCAGGATTTTGCATGGTTCGGCGGCGGCCTGCGGCTCGCGCTCGGGCCGGTCGCCTCGATCACGTCGATCGCCTACTTCGACAGTCTCGGCGCGCAGATCACGCTGGACGAGGCGGTCTATCAGTTTCTCACCGATGCGCGCGGCCCGTATGTCGCGCTGATGCCGGGCCGATCATGGCCGGCAACCTATTCGCGGCCCGATGCGGTCAGCATCACCTATGTGGCCGGGACGGATGTGGACAAGGTGCCGCCGGCGATCAAAACAGCGATCGTCCTTCTCGCCGCGCACTGGAACGAAAACCGCGAGGCGGTGAACGTCGGCAACATTGTCAACGAAATGCCGTTTGGCGTCCATGCGCTTCTCGCGCCGTATCGAAGGGTCGGCATCTGATGGCCCGCGTGAAGTTCCTGAAAGACTTCGACTACAAGCCGACCAAACAGATGACCGTCGGCTATCTGGCCGGCATGGAGGAGACGGTTCGCCAGGAGTGTGCGGACCAAGCGATTGCCGCCGGCGCGGCCAAGCCGATCGGCAAGACGAGAAAGGTGCAGAGCGATGCCGGGCGCGGGTGACCTGAAGCACCGTGTCGCGTTCGACAGGCGCGAAAAAATCAGCGACGGCGCAGGCAACACCCAGCGGGAATTCGTCGAGCAGTTCCAGCGCCGCGCCGCGTTCATCTACGCCGGCGGCGGCGAGGCTGTCATGGCGGCGCGACTGGAAGGGCGCGGCGTCCTCAAGGTCCGGGTGCGCTCCTGCTCGCAGACGCGGACGATCACCCAGGACTGGCAGATGCGCGACGCGCGCTCCGGCGCGTTCGTCAACAAGGTCTGGACCGGCACCACCTACGCGATCAAGGAAGTCGACGCCGTGACGGATCGCCAGTGGGTCTATCTCGTCGTCGAGCGTGGGGTGGCGAGCTGATGGCCAGCGCGACCAAGATCATCGGCCTGGCCAAACTGCAGCGGAAGCTTGACCGGATGCCTGAGGTCGCCAAGCGGCGCATCAAGGAAGCGATGGAGAAGTCAGCTGACGAGATCGTCAGGCTGGCGAAAGGCCTCGTTCCGGTCCTGAAGACCCCGGATGATCGCCGCCGCGCCGGCGCACTCAAGGATTCCATCGGCTGGACGTGGGGCAAGGCTCCGCGTGGCGCCATGACGCTCGGCAAGGTGGCAGAGGCAAGCCTGGGCGGCGATCTCACCATCACCATCTATGCCGGCAGTCGCGACAAGAGCAGCGGCGTGGATGATGCGTTCTATGTGCGCTGGGTCGAGTTCGGCACCCAGGACATGAAGGCGCAGCCGTTCTTCTACCCCGCCTATCGCGCGAACAAGAAGGCCGCGACGCGCAGCATTCGGGCGGCTGTGACCAAGGCTGCGAAAGAGGTGGCAGCGTCATGACCTCGCCGAGCTACGAATTGCAGGTGGCGATCGTCGACCGGCTCGAGACGGATGCCGGTGTCGCGGCGCTGGTGGCTGGCCGCGTCTATGACGACGTGCCGTCGCAGGCGGATCGCATCGCCGACACCGGCGGTGCCTGGCCCTACATCTCGATGGGGCCGAGCGACGAGCTAAGCGACGACGCCGATTGCATCGACGGCTTCGAGATCACGTTTCAGGTCGATTGCTGGTCGCAGGCTGTCGGCTTTCCCGAGGTGCGCCAGGTGGCGGAGGCGGTGCGCCGCGCCCTCGCCGACGAGGATCTGCCGCTGACCGACAATGCCATGGTGTCGTTTCGGCACCGCATCACCCGCGTTATGCGCGATCCGGACGACAAGACCCGCCACGCGGCCATGACCTTCACGGCACTCGTCGAGCAGCCCTGACCATCGACATCTTCGCCTTTTCCTGCCCCGCCAGCCGGCGGGTTTTCCCTGTTGCCAACCATGGAGCACCAAAATGGCAAAGCCCAAAACCCTGCGCGGCGGCAAGGTCCGCGTTCTGCTCGGCAACGACGCCACCCCGATCGTCTACACGGCGCCGTGCGGCTTCACGTCGAAATCCATCACCCTGACCAAGGGTCTGGAAGAGACCCAGATCCCCGATTGCAACAACCCGGACGCCGTCGACTGGCTCGGCCGCGATGCCGTGTCGCTCAGCATGGCGATTTCCGGCGAGGGCGTGCTTGCGCAGGAAAGCGTCGAGACATGGCTGGATGCCTGGGAGAGCGTCGAATCCGTGCCGGCCAAGGTCGAATGGGAGTTTCCCGAGAAGACCATCACCTGGACCGGCTACATGCACGTCGAGAGCGTCGCCGCCGATGCGCCGAACGGGCGCCGCGTCACCAGCACCATGAGCCTCCAGTCGGACGGCGAGATGGTCCGCGCGGTAACCCCGGAGCCCGCCGAATGAGCCGCGACGCCTCGATCGACCTCGACTTCGGCGACGGAGCCCACCGGTTCCGTCTCGCCTGGGGCGACATGGTCAAGCTGCAGGAGGCCTGTGACGCCGGCCCCTATGTGGTGCTCGAGCGCCTGACCGTCGGCACCTGGAAGATGGAGGATGTCCGCGAGGTCATCCGCTACGGCCTGATCGGCGGCGGCATGACGCCCGGCGAGGCCCTCAAGCTGGTGCGCGAATATGTCGAGGCGCGGCCGCCGGTCGAGAGCGTCATGTTCGCGCGGGCGATCTTGTCGGTCGGCCTGATGGGGTCGGAGGACGAAAAGCCGGGGGAGCCCGCAGCGGCAAATCCAGCGGGGAGCGTCTCGACGATCTCCCCAACGGAAAGCTGAGATTTGCCGCCATCTACGGCAGCGGCGCGGCCATGGGCTTTTCGCCGCAGCAGGTCGACGCCATGTCGATGTTCCAGTTCTTCGCCGCGCTCGACGGCTTCATTGCCGCCAATTCGCCGGACGAAGGCAAGTCGCTTTCAGCGGCGGAACGCGATGAGCTTTGGGAGTGGGTCGACGGGGTCTAGGGAAGCCGCCGTCGCCTTCATGTTCGCATCCCGTCTGTTTCGGCGGAACCCTATCAGGACATCGTTACATGGCAACTGACCTCGAAAAGCTCGTGGTGCAGCTCTCGGCTGACTTCCGTCAGTTCGAAAAGGGTATGGCCAATGCGGCCGGCGTCACCAACAAACAGTTCAACGCGATCGAGCGCCGGGCACGCCAGCTCAACAAGAACCTCGACGGCATCGGCAAGCAGACCGCCCGCAGTTTCATGGCGCCGCTCGCCGGGATTGGCGCGGCCCTCGGGGTCGCCGAACTGATCCGGCTCACCGATACCTGGACCGACATGAATAGTCGCGTCAACCTCGCCGCCGGCTCCATGGAGAAGGGTGCCGAGGTCATGGGGCGCCTTGGCGAGGTCGCCCGCCGGACCTATTCGAGCCTGGAGCAGACGGTTGAAAGCTACGTCGCCAATGCGACCGCCTTGCGCGAGCTTGGCTACAGCACCAGTCAGCAGCTCGACTATACCGAGTCGCTGAACAACGCGTTGGTGATCAGCGCGGCAAAGGGCCAGCGCGCCGAGGCCGTCCAGAATGCGCTTGCCAAGGCCATGGCGGGCGGCACGCTCCAAGGCATCAATCTCAACACGGTCATCCAGCAGGGCGGCCGAGTTGCCGAGGCGCTGGCAGCCGGTCTCGGTGTCGGTGTGAACCAACTTCGCAAGATGGGCACGGAAGGTAAGCTGACCTCGTCTGTCGTCTTCAAGGCCCTGACTTCGCAGATGGAGAAGTTGCGCAAGGAAGCCGAGGCCATGCCGGCCACGATCTCCGACGGCATTCAGATCCTAAAGAACGCGCTGCTCGAATATGTCGGCAGTGCCGACCATGCGGCTGGGGTGTCGGCCAAGATCAGTCAGGCGCTGGTCATCATGGCTGATAATTTCGACAAGACTGCGGACGCCGCGCTGCAGGTTGCGTCAGTGATTGCCGGCGCGCTTATCGGGCGCTCGCTGCTTAAGATGATTTCAACTCTTGGCTTGGGCGGGAAGGCGCTTATCAGTTTTACCCGCGCTTTAGTGGCAGCCAGAACAATGGGCGGTCTTGCTGCGTCGTTCGGTGGACTTAGCGCGGCAGCCGGCCCGGTCGGTATGTTGATCGGCGGGGCGGTTGTTGCTTCGCTTGTGCTGTACAGCACCGCAACCGCTGACGCGAGTGATGGCGCTAAACGCTTTGCAGATCGCCTTGAGGAGATTAGCAAGCGCGCCGAAGGATCTGCGGAAAAGGTCGAGGCGGCGGGGCAGCGCTACAACGAAGCGCTGAAGAATGCGCTTGGTCATGAAAACACAGCTGCAAAAGAACAGTTTGACGACGCACATGATGCGGCGATTAGGCTGCTTGATGGCGCAATTGAGGCGGCGCCGGCACTAAAACTAGTGCGCGACGAAGCCGGCAATTTGTCGCGCCAGCCGATGGCGTCACAAGATCAAATTGACGATCTTAATCGCGTTCGCGACGAACTAAAGAAAAACGGCGATGGTGCGGAGGCTGCCAAGCAGGAGCTTTACGCACTCGCAAACTCCAATCCAAATTTCCAGCAACTTGCCGACCAACTGGCGCCTCTGCTGGACAGGCTTGCGCTTGTTGCGCAAGGCGCGCGCGAGGCGGCTGCGGAGCTTGCGGCTATCTCCGGCGCAGAGCTTGGCGGAAACGGCCCAACATCTCGCGGCGGCGCCGGCAACGCACGCCGTGATCTGGACGCCAGGAAGGAAGAATCCAGGGTTTGGGAGCAGGAGCAAAACCGGCGCGCTCAACTCGGCAAAGATCAACTCGCGCTCGAAAATGAAATCGCTCGCGTCAAGAAACAGGCTGCTGACGATGGCATCCGCGTTACAGACGATCAGATCAAGCGCATTGCGGAGGTAAATTTAGCCGGTAATGCCTCTCGCTCCGGCGAAGGCAAAAAAGGCAAAAAAGGCGGAGGCGGCAAGAAAGATGACTACGAACGCCTGACGCAATCGATAAATGAACGCATTGCAGCGGTCCGAGCGGAGACAGCCGCGATGGCGGGCATCAATCCGCTTATCGAAGACTACGGCTACGCGGTCGAGAAAGCGCGAACAGAACAGGACTTGCTTACTGCCGCGCAGAAGGCTGGCAAGGAAATCACGCCAGAATTGAGGGCTCAGATTTCGGCCCTTGCTGGTGAGTACGCCTCAGCCTCCGTAGAGGCCGCTAAACTGTCCGAGAGCCAAGACAGGGTGCGCCAGTCTGCGGAAGAAATGCGCGACCTGGGCAAAGATGTGATGAGCGGGTTCATAAGCGACCTTAAGGCTGGCAAGTCCGGCGCGGAGGCTCTGGCTAACGCGCTGAATAAGGTCGCTGACAAGCTTTTGGAAATCGCCATGAACAGCTTGTTCGATGGTGGCGGTTTTCTTGGAGGCATATTCAAGGCGCTCGGCTTCTCGGGCGGCGGCGTCGTCAAGGCGGCTAACGGCGGCTTGATCCGTGGCCCCGGCACGTCGCGCAGCGACAGCATCCCGGCTCGCTTGAGCGATGGTGAGTTTGTCGTCAACGCAAAGGCGACGGCCGCTAATCGCCAACTGCTGGAGGCGATCAACAGCGGCAAAGCTCTCAAACTTGCCGATGGTGGATTAGCAACGCTGCGGGCACCATCCATGCCGACATTGACTCCTCGTGCTGCCGGCGGCGGCGCCGAAACCATCCGCGTCGTTCTGCAAGACGATTCCGGCCGCATGGCTCAAATCGCTGACCAGCGCATCCAGACATCGGCCGGCACGATCATTCAAGTGTCGGTCCAGCAAAGCACACGGGCCGTCAAACAGCAGATGCCGGGGCTGATCGCCAACGCGCAGGCGCGGCAGATGTAGCCACGCCTGTCGGCAAGCAGGGAAATTCAATGACAATTCGTTGGCCCGTGCACGTCCTTATACCGAAGGACGTGGCATTTGATATTTCGCCGCGTTCGCTCGCCGCGCCACCCTCGGTAAACGGATTCGGCCAGGCTGTCGCATCTGATGCTGGCATCTGGAAGGCGACGCTTGGGAGCGTCATTATTCGGCGACGTGAACACACGTTGGCGTGGCGAGCGATCGACAACCTGCTTGAGGGCAGGATGAATTCGATCTTGGTGCCGCTGTGTCGCGGCTACCAGCCAGTCCCGGCCGGGGCCGAGGCGCTTTACAAGCCTGTCCCGCATTCCGACGATGCACTGTTCGAAGATAGCTCCGGCTATATCGGGCGCGTCATTGACGTGAAGACCGTTGGCTCGATGGCGCTTCGCGCCGTGTCAGGGACTGTTTCGGTGAGCTACGCCGGCCGTATTGAGCCGGGCCAGCATTTCTCCGTTGGCGAGCGGCTGTATCGGGTGCGGTCGTTCAACGCTGATACTGGCGCAATCACCTTTCGTCCGCCACTGCGCGAGGCCGTTCCGTCTGGGACGAACCTCGAATTTGACGACCCGGTCTGTCGGATGAAGCTGGCGACGGACGACGCCATGAACCTTGAACTGGCTTTGCGCCGGTTCGGAAATCCGACCGTCAACTTTATCGAGGATCTGTGATGGCGTTCTTCACCACGGATCAACTCGACGCACTGTCGGCCTCCACAGTGCGTGTCGACCTTCTGGTGAAAATGGAGTTCCGGTCCAAGACGGTCTACCTGTGGAATGGGAATACCGATCTCGTGACAGGCGGCAAGACGTGGAAGCCGATGCAGGGCGCCGGCGTGATCGATGGGCTTTCCATCCCGACTGGCACCGCGGCGGATGCGGTCACCTTTCAGCTTAACGGTCTGCCGAACCAGGCCACCGACTTGCTCGCGCTGGCGCTGGAAGAAACACCAGACGTGACGCAGCAGCTGGTCACGGTCTATCTGCAGCTGTTCGACGAGGACTGGCAGCCGCAGGGCGCGCCGATCGGCATCTGGTGGGGCTTCATGCAGCCGCCGCGCATTACGCGAACGCCAATGCAGGGCGTCGAGGGGGCGATCCAGTCGATCACGCTGACGGCCGAGAATGCCTTCTTCAACCGCTCGCGGCCACCCTATGGCCGCTATACCGATCGCGACCAGCAGAAGCGCGCGCCCGGCGACAAGTTCTTCCAGTTCGCGCCGTCGCTGCTGTTCAAAAACTTCACCTATCCCGACTTCTAGCCCATGACGGTTGATGAGTTCGTAGCCGCCGAGGCGCTGAAGCCTTTCGCGTGGGCGCTGAATGACTGCACCATGATGTGCGACCGGTGGGTGCGCCTGTTGCGCGGTGTCTCGCCGGTCGAGGTCGGACCTATCGTTTACACCGACCGCGATAGCGCTCTGGCGATACTGCCTCGCCTTCCGCAAATCATGAATCGTGCCATGCGCGCCGCAGGCCTGGAAAAGACTTCGCAGCCACAGATTGGCGCAGTCGGATTGGTCATCTTCGGCAACCGCATCGGGCCAGCCCTGCATGCTGGCCGACATTGGATCACCCGCCATGAGGACGGCTTCATGGCAGCGCCTCTCAACAATTTCTGGAAGGCGTGGACGATATGAGAACGCGCTACATCGCCAACACCCTCAACCTCGAGAATTCGACGGCGCTTTATGGTGTCGGCGTCTTGCGCACCGGCTTCATCGAGGGGCTGGTCTTCTCGGCCCTGCTTGCTTCCGGCTCCGCGCTTGCTGGTTCAGCTCTGGCCATCGGCCTTATAACCGGTGCCGTCACCATCGGCCTTTCGGTTGGTCTTTCCTATCTCGCCAGTTCGCTGTTCGGACCGAAGGCTCCCAAGCCTGAAGACGTGCAACAATCGGTCAGGCAGCCGACCGCGCCGCGCGTCCGCCACTACGGGCGCGTCAAGGTTTCGGGGCCGTGGGTGTTCGCGGAGGCAAAGAGCGGCAATTTCCACAAGGTTCTGGCAATCGGTCAGGGTCCAATCGACGCCATCGAGGAATATTGGCTCGATGACACGAAGGTGACGCCGAACGGTTCCGGGGTCGTTACGGCCAAGCCATGGAATGGCAATGTCCGCATTTTGACTCGGCTTGGGTCGCCGTCCGAGACGCATTACAGCCAGCTTGCGACGGCGTTCCCAGGCTGGACCTCGGCGCATCGCGGCGATGGTGTCGCCAGCCTCTACGCCTATCAGGACGCTTCTCCAGAAGATGTCTACATGTCGCGGTTCCCGAACGGCATCAACACGAATTACCGTCTCATCATTCGGGGGGCTAAAGTCAAAAACCCGGTCAGCGGCACGACAGCATGGAACGACAATGCCGCGGCCGTGATCAGGGACTACATCACCCATTCGGACGGCATGCGGCTGCCGGCTGGCGTTGTCAGCACGCCGCTGGCGCAGGCCGGCTGGGTCACCGCCTACAACCGTGCGGCGGAAAGCGTTTCGGCCAAGGGCGGCGCAGAACCGCGTTACCGGCTTTGGGGTTCGTACAGTCTCGAGGAGCGGCCCGCCGACGTGCTCGGCCGCATGATGGTGAGCTGCGACGGCCGGCTGGTGCCGACATCGGACGGCGGCCTGACGCTGGATATCGGCAAATGGAGCGAGCCGTCGGTCACCATTGATGCGGACACCATCACCGGCTTTTCAGAGCTTGGGCGTGGCCGGGATGTACTCACCACGGCCAACACCATCCGAGCCACCTATCTCGACCCGAAACAGGACTATCAAGGTGCTGACGCGGATCCGTGGGTGAATGCCGCCGACGTGAGCGAGCGCGGCGAAATCGCCAGCGACATGCAGTTCATCATGTCGCCGTCGCATAGCCAGGCGCGGCGGCTGATGAAGCTGGCCGCGTTCCGCGCTAACCCGACCTGGACCGGGCAGTTCCAGTGCAATCTGCGCGCCCTGGCGGCGATCGATCAGCGCTTCGTGCGCATCTCCTATCCGGCGTTCGGCATCAACAGCGTCTTTGAGGTGCAGGACTTCCGCTTCAACATCGGCGAGGGCGGCATTCTGACCGGCGTCACGCTTCAGGTCCAGTCCATGCCCTCTGTGGCCTATGCGTGGAGCGCAGCGCAGGAGGAAGGTGACGCGCCGTTCTATGACGAGAGCAAGGTCGACAACACCGTTCCGGTGCCGGCGCCGCCCACGGTCGATATTCTGGCCGGGCCGATCGCGCGGCTGTCGTTCAGTCCGTCGCCAAGCGGAATCCTGCTGATCGAGGCGCGCGGCAAGCTCACGTCAAGCTCCGGCTGGAACGCCATCCCGGTCGAGAAGGACGCGACATCTGCAAACAGTTCGAATCTTGTCGGTGGCAGCACATACGAATTCCAACTCCGGTATGTGACCGAAAGGGGTCGCGCCGGGGATTGGTCGGCCAGCACGGTCAAGGTCGCCTCCGTGCCGTAACGCGCGGCCCTTCAGAACCACCACCACGCAGCACAAGACAATTTTGCCCCGCCTTTCCGGTGGGGTCTCTAGCATTGGAGAATCCGCATGGCGCAGACCGCCGAAAACGTATTCCGTGATTTCACGACTGACGGCGTCCCGTCGAGCGGCAAGCACGCGCCGAAGAAGGCGGAAATTCGTGAGCTGCTGACGGGATACGAATCCACGATCAACGCCTTCACCTCCAACGGTGGCTTGGTCTATGCCACCAAGGCGCAGCTCGATGCCGATCGCACGCCTAGCGCGAACTCGTCGGCCTGGGTGATCGGCGATAGCGTGGTGGCCAACAACGGCATCTACCGCAAGGCCGGTGCGTCTGGTGCTGGCTCCTGGTCGCGCGTCGGCGATCTGCCCTATTCGTTCATCCGCGCCTCGAACACGGGCGCCGGAATGCCGAATGCGATCAAGGCCACGAGTTCAGTGCCGATCCCGGCGGCGGACGGCGGGGCTCTGGTCACCGTCAATGTGACGGCAGAGAACACCGGCCCGGCAACAATCGCCTTCAATGGTGGCGCTCCGCTGGCGATCGTTGGCATTGATGGTCTTCCGCTCGCCGCGGGAGACATTGTAGCCGACTTGCTGATCGCGGGTTACAAGTCCGGCGACAGCTTCCGCCTGATCACGGACCCCTCGTCGCTGCGCAACAAGCTGGCGGCGGAGGCCGCGCAGGTCGAGTCTGAGGTTGCAAGGGTCGGATCTGAAGCAGCCCGCGACATAGCCGTTAATGCAGCCTCCGACGCTGTCAGCCAGGGCAGCGTGCCGATTTACGCGACGGCCACAGGCATGCCAGCCCTGTCTGTTCCGGTCGGCATCAGCGCGCTTCGAGTGAACGGCTATGCAGCGGCAGGGGATGGTGGCGCTGCGCTCTACAAGAAGGCCGCGGGCCAGCCGGCCCACGCCGGAAAGTTCAAAACGGTTGACGGTGCATGGTGGGAGTTGGCGGAAGCGCTGCCGAACGTGAAGCAGTTCGGCGCGGTCATGGACGGCGTAGCCAACGATACGACCGCGGTCACTGCCGCTGTTGCCTATGCGAAATTGATCGGCAGCGAACTTTCCTGGCCGGGCGTGACCGCACTGACAACGGTAAGCATCCCGAGCTTCCATGAGGTCCGCCATACAGGTTTCGCTGCGATCAAGCGGGGTGATGAGTTGTTCTACATTACGCCCCTAGTTCTCGGGGGCGTCGTCCAAGAAAATCATATCTATTATAGCCTGTCGGGGTCCACTGCGAACGACGGGCTTTCTCCGTCAGAACCTCGTGCTGATCTTTCGCAATTCAGAGAAGATTTGCGTCGGTACGACCAGCAAGGAAAGCTGCTTGGGGGGAAATGGGCATTCCATTTTGGCGCAGGTTCGTGGGTCAATACACAACTACGGCTCAATTTTGAAGTCTCAACTACATACCCCATCCGCATCGTCGGCGAGCGGGACAACAGGTCGCATGAGATAGCTTCGTATGGAGGTTTCGGTCTAGCGTCTGCATGGCAGTCAGGCGGCAGCACGCCTCCGACGATATCCAGCGGTCAAGCGGTCTTTTCTGGCGGGGCTTTCGATACACTCATCCAGACCGTGCCGCCGCTCGTCGGCCTTACTGCGGGCGCAAGCTACGAACTCAAGTTTGAAATCGTTAACTACGTAAGTGGCGGTGTGACGCCCCGCCTCGGGGCGTCGAGTGGAACCGATGTGTCGGGAACGCTTCGAAACGCAAACGGCGTATACACGCAGACCCTTGTTGCCAACGGCACCAGTGACCAGATCAAGTTTACTGCGGCGTCCTTCGTTGGCAGGCTCAAGAACGTCAGTGTCAAAAAGATAACCGCTGCGGGGGCTGGGGGGCCGGCAACGGTTTTCAATAGCCTGGCCTCCCTGACAACGGCGGTTGCGTGGGCGGACGGCGGAGTTTACCTAGTCGAGAATATCGCCTTTGTCGGGGCCGGCAGGTCAACGACTACCTACGGCTGGTTGCAGCAAGGCGACGGCAACTGCGAACTGATAAACTGCCGCGCGGAGAATGTGTCGCTTGGCCTCGCTGCCATTGATGGACGTCGGATCAAAACTTCCAACTGCCTAGCCAAGAACTGCGACCAGGGTTTCCGCGCCCACTACGGGACGAAGATTACGTTTGGCAACTCCGCTGAGAATTATAACCGGGCGATGGAATGCGACATCGGCGTGTTTGTGTCTCGCAACTCCATCGGCCACGTTGATTACATGGTGGTTGATGACGCCGCTCTGGCTGGGCTGTGGTTAGATACCGGCGCCCCCCGCGTCAATTTGGTCGGCTCCGATTTCCGACGCTGCGCAGTTGGCGTCGAGGCGCAAAGCAACAGCGAATGGCTTAATGAGCCGGATGGGAGTGCCACAGCCAACAACTTCAACATGGGCACGCCCGACGCCTGCGGTATCGCTTACCGGCATAATGGTGGCGCTATCGAGACGCGTCTTTACGGGCAGCAGTCGCAGACGGAGCGCCGCATCGGCTACGATCGGACGCTAATCACTCACACAGGAACGACCACGCAGACAACGCTTGTCAGGGTTGCCAGCAGGACGCGGTTCACACTGCCGGCCTATTTCTTCGGAGACCCGAGCAAGAAACTTCGTCTGCGTATATGGGGCAGCAAGATCGGCACTGCTGGGTCGAAAACCATCACTGTTGCGGTCACGGACGCCGGCACGGGTTCGAACAAGCAGACTATAGCGTCTGCCGCCATCTCCGCGGCGGCGGGGGCTTACATGATCGAGTTTGAAATATCTCCGACGAGCTTTACGGCGCAAAAGCAATCTTCTGTCTGCTGGCTCGACGGCGCTAACCCAGTTGTGAACCCAGCATCAGCTCGGGCCGCGAGTATGACGGTAGACCGCGAGATACGGATTGACTCTACGCTTGCGAACGCTGCCGACAGCGTGACCATTGAGGGTTATGACTGCTTTCTGATGGGCTAGACCCACCGTAGCGTAAATGTCTCATCCATCGCTTCGGCGGTTGTCGTAAACGAAATATCGAAAGCGGGCGAAGCTACGTTCGCTTTCGTGGAGCGCCACCCAACGAGACTGGGCCGCTCCTGGCCTCTTACGATCTTGCATGGCAGCGATGTTTCAATTGCTAGAGCGACTTTCGTTCCGCCGATAACGACTTTGCTGTTAGACTGAGAGATCGCTTTATCGGCGGTCACCAGAAAGCGCGTCCCGTAGACCGCATACCCTTTAGCCGAACGGTCCAACGCGCGCTTTCGAGCTTCGTCGGTTAGCGGGAAAATTGTATCTCGGATGGAGATAGACTTGGTGACGCGGTCGAATTTAATCGTCCGCCGAGCCTCGAAGCCTGCCCACATATGCGTCCCCCCGGTCACCTCAAACGCCTCTGGCGTTGAGGCGGACCGGATAATCAGCGATTGTCGTCCAATCGTCGCAATCTCCCTACTTGCCTTCATCCCGAAGACGTACGGCAGGCTGTGCGCATGGGCGGACCTCATGTAGATGCGCATGGGGTCCGTCGGCTGGTGAGCGAAGAGGCCGCCGTCGATGAGCCATTCTTCACCGAAGCCAAAGAGCGATAATGATAGGTCATCATCCTGGCGGTGGGTGGCGCTGACAAAGCCGGACTTGAAAACACCGTGGACTGCTTGGGTGTCCCACCCGCTTCGAAAGATGGCCCACCCGCTCTCTGGCAGGACTATGTCTTTCTCTGTTGGTTGCGGAAGCCGCCTTACAGAAAAGTCTTGCGTATCGCCAATGTGCGGCAGCTTCCGGTCGGGCCGCGTCATGTGGGCCAAAACGCATTCAGCCCGGGAGACGAGGTCGCTGTTCTCTATAGGGGTCCCGGTGTAAGCCATGGAAATTTCGTTGGCTTGGATGACTTGGTTAATGCCGAAGTGGTGATATCCGGTGCTATTCTCAACGTGTCCCGCATCGGAAGCGAATGAAGAGTCAATGTCATTCTCAAGGCGCTTTCGAGCCGCCTCATGGAACGCGGTCTGTTTCATCTCATGGCCATATTCAAAGAGCACCAAGCTTTGGTCGAAGCCGTGATTATTGCCGCGCGCGTAGAATTGTTCTGTCGCTAAAAGCTTCGCGTGCTCATCGCAAATGGCATCAAGGAATGACTGAGCCCATCCGATCGAGGAGCGCAGCAACATAAAATTGCTGAGCCGCAATGCCGTTGCATGGTCATGCCAAGCCATGTTTGTCATAACGCGAGGCGTACAGCGATAAATACTCCACCATGTTCTTATCAGCTTGTGCGCAAGGTCGGCCCCGAGGGTCGAGTTAAATTTGCGGTCATGGGCAATCAGGCTCGGCAGGAATGCGAACTGGTGCAGTTTCCAGGCAAGTGTCCTCGGAAGTTCATCGATGGCGATCCAAGCAGCTTTAGAGATAGCGACGGGCTCGAAGTTTGGAATCTCCCATCTGCCTGTTTGAATAATGGATAGGCCAGTCTCCGCGTCGTTCTCATTTAGGCGTTCAAGGCGTGACTTATGCCAATCTGAGAGGCGGACTGGCTTGGTTTCCGATCGCGCCAAATTCGCGAGAAAGCGTCTGAACATATTATTACCCGATGGATCGGTCAGTCTGCGTCAATACCGAGTGCGTTAAGCAGCCTGTGCGAGATATCGTCGGTGTAGTGAAATGGCGAGCGCCCCCAGCGGTGCGAGGTACTGCCCACAAACATGTTCCGCGGATAACGCACACGTTCGACGGACGGGGGCACTTCTTCGTATAGACGCGCGAGATGTGAGTTCCCCTCGGATACTTGGGCCGGGTCGAACTCAGCGCCAGTATCGTCCATCTCAGCCCACCAGACTTCGTTCAATACAACGCGCACCCGTCGCTTCGCGGCAATATCCAATAGATTGATCAGGCCATCCTTCCACCACCGGTGCCTGACCGGATCGGACAGCCTGATAAGCTTCGCGCCTGGGGCGCTAGCAATGTTGGTTTTTCGTGCCTCTGACGAATATGTGCACCGTGCAGAACCGATTGTCACGAGCGAGAAACGCTCATCGATCAGATCGAGAAGTAGAAGGTCATACTGCGCTGCCTCAAGCAAGGAGCGCAGTCGTTTCGAGGCATCAATCTCTACAAGTCGACGCTGGAACTTGCTCTCTAGCGTGCTCTCGATACGCTCTTTCGTGAGCCATGGAAGCGGATTGCTAAATGCGCTCGCCAATGATGTTCGGGCAACATAGTCGGCCAACGACGCGTGAGTGGTGAAATTAAAGGCGTCGCGGCTGACGCAACTACCGACGACAAATATTCTCATTCTGCCTCCAGCACTGTTCGAACCCCTACCACCAATAATGCGCGACAAGTGCAAGAGGTCTTCGCGGCTCGTCCGCTGACGCAGGTGCCAGTCCTAGCGCCGATCTCGCGCGCAATCACCTGAAATCTTCACTCACGCCTCGCGGCGGGAAAGGAACTGCCATGGACAAAACCGTTCCGGCCGGAGCGGCGCTGGCCCGTGGCAGGCCATCGCTGATGCGCTACTTCATTACTAGCGCGGCTTGCTGACCGGCAAAGGCTATCCAGTCGTACTCATCAGGATGCAACACTTCCTGAAGTGCTTTGTATTCCCCATGTAGCCAGCCTGGATAGCAGATAAGTTCATCGAAGAGGACAATGCTGCCCGTAGTCAGCCGGCTTCGGGTCATGGATAGGATGGTTTTGCAGGGGGCGTAGGTGTCGGTGTCGATGTGCATGAATGCGATCGGACCTGCATTCTTTTCAAGAAATGGTGGAAGCGTATCGTCAATCCACCCGTCAATAAGCTGGACATTGGGGCGAACGGGCGGCAACACGCCTCCCAGATCGAATGCACGACCCTTCCAGTGCCTTGTTCCTGCCCAATGCTCCGACAGGCCGCGAAAAGAGTCGAAGCCGTAAATCGTGCGGCTGTCTCCAGATGCTGAGAAATTATCAGCGAACAGGTTGACACCAACCCCGCGATATACGCCGAACTCGATGACCAGCCCGTCTTTGGGTGCGCTTGATATCGAGAACGATCTGATATCTTCCCTCCGCTCCAAAAGGAGCGCCTTGTCTATGTGCTGCTGGGCAAAATCAGCGCCGGCTCGAACAGCGCGGCTCCATAGCTCTGTTACGAGTGGCGCCGGCTTTACAGGCTCGGGCTTCTGCTTCCTCAGCCCGAGCTTTGTTCTCAGTTTTCGAAACGGCGCCAAGTCAACCTCCCAACAAGATCGACGCCGCACTTAACACATCACTCTAAAACACAGCAACAATCACGCCTCGCGGCGGGAAAGGAACTGCCGCTGGGGCGGGTCCGGCTGCGGGGGTGGATGGGGGAGGTAGCCGGACCCTTGACCCGAGAAGTATCTCGAGCCCGAGTCGGTCATCGCATCGACGGGGACGCGCCATCCCCACGAATGCAGGTTTCCCACAGATGGATACCGATGGCTTTAGCGAAATCATAAAATCGGAGAACTGCCATGGACAAAACCGTTCCGTCCGGAGCGGCGCTGCTGCTCGACTATGACACTGCGATCGAGATCGCCGGCCATGAAGCCCTGGTGCGGCAAGCGTACCGGGATAGCAAGGGTGTCCTGACCTGGTGCGTCGGCATGACCAACGCGACCGGCCACCGGGTCGAGCGCTATATCGGCAAGCCGGCCAGCCTGCAGCATTGCATGAGCGTCTATGTATGGGCACTCGACAACTACGCCGCCGGTGTCCGCGAGGTCTTCAAGGGCCACGAACTGACCAGGGCGCAGTTCGCCGCGGCGCTGTCGTTCCACTGGAACACCGGCGCGATCAAGCGGGCGACCTGGGTGAAGCACTTCAAGGCCGGCGACATGGCGGCCGCCAGGAAAGCCTTCATGAGCTGGGTCAGTCCGCCGGAGGTCAAGGGGCGGCGGCAAAAGGAATGCGACCTTCTGTTCGACGGCAAGTGGTCGAACGACGGCACCATGACCGAATACGCGCGCCTACGCCCCAACGGACAGCCGGATTTCAAAAGCGGCCGGCGCATCTATGTCGAGAAGGAACTGCGCGCCGCCTTTGCCGCCCGCGAAACCCCCGTCATCGACCAGGCGCCGCAGCCGGACAGCATCCCGGCCGGGCCGACGCTGTCGCCGAGCGATGCACCGGCTGGGGAGCCGCTGGCGAAGTCGAAACGTTTCTGGACGTGGATCATGACAGGCATCGGTGCGCCGCTGGCCGCCTTCGGGGCACTCGACTGGCGCGTGCAACTCGCGATCGTCGCCGTCATCGTCGGCTTTGCGATCTATGCCATCTCCGCCATGCCGCAGGTGCGCAAGGCGCTGGGGCTGGCGTGATGCGGGAATACCTCGCCCTCGGCGGCGCTGTCGCCACGGTCGCGCTGCTGACCTTTACCCACGTCAAAGCCTATCAGGCCGGCGCCGCGTCCGAGCGATCCGCCACCCTCAACCGCTCCGTCGAAGTCTTGCGCGAAAGGAACGCGACCGATGACCAGATTCGCAACATGGACGACGCTGGCCTGTGCCGCGCTCTTGGCGGCCGGGTGTCAGACGACGGCGCCTGCATCTGAGTGTGACGGCTGGCGCAAGCTGACGCCGTCAGCGGACACGCGCGCCTTCATCGTCGGCCAGGACCGCAGCTTTGCCGAACAGGTCGCCGGCCACAATCAATTCGGGACCAGGCGGGGATGCTGGAAATGACACTGAGCCAAATCATGGAGGCGCTGGGCATCAATGGCTCAGTGCTCGTTGCCGGCCTCTCCGGCGGGGTGCTGCGCGCGCTATCCCGCAAGAAGCTGAAGGTGCGCGAAGTAATCATGTCGCCGATCTGCGGGGCCTTGGCGGCCGCCTATCTGACACTGCCGACCGTCCACTATCTCAAGGCGGTCGGATGGCCCATGCCGAGCGAAGACGCGCAAGCCATTCTCGCATCGGCTTTCCTGATCGGGACATGCGCCATGTGGATCTCGGACATCGTGTTTGAGATGGTCGTGCGGCGGTTCAAGCCGGAACAGGTCGAGTAATCCGCGCCGGCGGCACCCGTTATCCCCAAAAAGACAGCGGAACTGCTTATGAAGGTATCGCGGACTTGCCTTCTACGGCAGTTTCCTTTCACTTCCTTATGAGAACAAAGAGAGATTTGGATTCCCTTGGAAGGGAATGCCCCGGCTCCAAAACGGGGTTGAGAGGGAGCGGCTTCTTCGATTGGACACCGGGGAAAGCCGCCCCTCTCTTGTCCACGGCGCGTTTGGAGTGCGCCGAGTAGCAAGGAACCCATAACATGGGAAATATGCAAGTAGCGAGTCTCGTCTACAACGGCGAGGTCATTCGTGATCGCGGCGACATGCTGTCGCTGACGGATATGTGGAAGTCGGCAGGAGAGCCGGAGAATAAGAACCCAGCGCAATGGACCCGTTCTGCGGCTGCGGTGGAATTTATCGAGCATGTCGAACTTATTGTGGGAAAATCCCACAATAACCTCGTCGAGGGTCGGAAGCGGGCGGGGACTTGGGCGCACTGGCAGATTGCATTGGCCTACGCCAAGTACCTGTCGCCCGAATTCCACATGTGGTGCAACCAGGTCGTCCGTGACCGGATGGAAGGAAAGGTTCCGACCGCTATCCCCGCCGATGTTCTCGAAATGCTCCGGCGCACCGACGGTATTGCCAAGATGCTGGCCCACAAGGTCACCGAGATCGAAAAGGCCATCCCGACGATGGTCGATCAGGTGATGGAAGCGAAAATCGCCGCCGATCCTCGCGTTGCGGTCGTTTCGTTCGTCTCCGTCAAGCAGATCATCGAAGGCGAATGGAAGGTTCCGCCCAAGGGCAGGAGGTCGATCCAGCGCAAGGTGTTCCTGCGCCTGTCGGCTCATTGCCTCGCCAACGGCATCAAGGCGTTCAAATGCGCGCATAGCGGCACTTGGCTGTTCCCGCCGCACGAGGCTTGCGCGTTCGTTCGCGATAAATGCGCCGGCATCATTCAGGAGCATCTATCCTGCATGAAGGGCCAGGGCGCGCTTCGACTGGTCGGGAAGGCGGCGTAGCAATCAACTCTCGCACAAACAGGAGCGATCATGATCTATCCGCACCCGCCGAACGAGATCAACGCCCGAACCTACGTCGTGCCGAAGGTGTTCGCATGACACGAATACCTCGAAGGTATTGCCATGATGGCAACACCTTGCATCAGCCCGTCGCCTCTCCCGAGGCGGCGGGCTTTTGCTTGTTTACCCACGCAACACTGCTGTTTTGCCCGGCCTGACAAGAGTTTCGGAAAGACCTAAACTTGCGTCGTGTTATCTGTTTTATTCCTATCTTCACCAAGGGAGATTGCCCGCCTCGGTTCGCCGGGGCGGGCCTTTCTTGCGTTTTGATGGAACAAGATGCGCCACCAGGCGTTGCGCTGGGGCCTCCAGGGCTAGCACGGCGGCATTTTATCCCTCAGCCGTACTAGCCAGACATGGCCCGCCGTTTCACCAGAGGCGGCGGGCTTGATAGCACTCTCGGTCACGCTAAATAGGACTGCGGAGGCTATGATGCGCGCACATTATAAGGCCCACTCTTCCCCCGTCCGCAGCCACACAGTGCAGCAAGTCGAACTGCTCAATGGACTGGTGCAGACGCTCGTCGGAGAGCTCGGCATCACAGAGCCAGGCGAGCAAAACGAGGTCTTAGCCCGGGTTCTAGCGCTCCATGCACTGGGCAAGACGCCGTTGGAAATCACCAAACTGGTTATGCGACTTCACTCCGGCGGCGCAGCGACGGGACACCGGAAGCGTAAGGTTGCGCAACCTCTCAGGCAAGATGCCTGAGACGGGAGCGACCCATGCGCGAATATCTCTCCCACGACCCCGCCCGGGCGGGGGTGTTCAGCTCCGAGGAATTGGACAAGCTCGATGCCCTGATGCAGCGGGCAATTGAGGAGCTGGCAATAACCGACCACGGCGAGCGAAACGAACTGGCTGCCCGCGTCTTCACCTTGTATTCGCTCGGCGGTCGGACGCTGGATGAAATCTACGAGATCGCTGTGCGGCTGCATGTCAGTGGCGTTACCCCGGGCGGCCGTTTGAACCCCGCCAAGCACCGATGAGTGTTTTGGGCTGTCCGCGTCTGGCGTATCGGCAAAAGTACCCAAAGGCGCTTGGCGAACCAACGAAACGCGGCCAACTTAGCCAAGAAGCACGGCGAGCGCATTTTCATATTTTTCGCTGCGCTCGCCATCACTGTTTTCTATCGCTGTCCGCAGGTTGTCTTTCAGATCGGCAATTTTAACGCTGCGAGCTATTGCGTTCGATCCGGCACGGCGGACGAACTCGTGGTAGTCCTCGCCGTCGCGGCGCGTCATCGCATCCACGGCGTCGACCAGTTGTTGTGAAAACCCCTCGTTTTCGAGGTCCGCCAAAGTCCAATCGGTGCGCTCTACCAAGTCGTGTAACATCGCGACGATCCGCGCTGGATCGTCCTTCTGTTCCAGCATGACCCGAAGCGGGTGCAGGATATACGGCAGCCCGTCCCTGCCGCGCTGTCCAGCATGAGCTTCCGCGGCGATTTGGATTGCTTTCTCCAACATGCCCATGGTTCGGTCTCCAATGCCTTGCCCGACAGTTGGAACAACCCTTGGTCGGCGTGTTGTTCCACGGGTCCGGCCTCGACCGTGGACTATGTCTTTCTAGCCTCACTGCTCCAGTTACATAGCCGGGGAGATACTTCGGTCATTGGCGGCTACTGAAGAGGCGGCGATTCCATTCAAAACCGCCGCCAGGGTGTGTTCTAGTCTTTGCAGTTGTCTTGCTCGGCCTGAGCGGCCGCGGTCTTGCCGTGCTTCTGTTGCGCCTCGACATCCTGCTGGGAGGTGGCGAGATCCTTGTTGCCGCCACCTTGTTCGGTCGCCATGGGCATCGTATTGCCACCCTTTTGCGGGGGCTTGCCCGCATCGGGTTTGTTGGCGTTGGATTCGAGCGGGGCGTGGGTCCCGTCCTGGGAGATGCCTGGCCGAGCCTTGCCGCTCGAGTCGGTGCTGGACGTGGTGGTCTTGTCAGGGCAAGCGGCGAAAGTCGCTCCACCGGTAAGCGCCACCAGGCAGCATGCCGCTACAGTTGCGATCAGCGCTTTCATCTTATCAGTCCCTTCGTTGGTTGGACGAGGGACGCTAAACCGATGGCGGTGGCCATGGTTCCACGCTTATTGCGAGGGGGACGCGGTCGCAGCGGTGCGCTGACGTGCGTGCTCCTTTTGTGCTATCGGGAGTTTCAACCGCCTTCATTCCCCCTTCTGTCGCTTCTCTATCTCGTAAGAGAGCCATCGACAGAACATTCCGATGATAGAGGTCACGGCCCCACCGACGAGACATGCCGTCAGCAGAACGCTTTCTTTGGCGTGCGGCCAACTTACCGCGGCGAGCAGAGATACACTCACCGTCGAGATGCAATAGCCGAAGCCCTTAAGCTTGTGCAGCGAAGCCGGCCTCATTCGAAATCACTCCATGTCCGGCACTTCACCGCTGACGAACAGCGTCTTCGGCTCGCCATACTCGCCCAGCGCCGGGTTGGCCTCGCGGCTCCAGGCGATCACGCCGGCATGCTTTGGCGCCAGTGCCTGGGCGATGCGGATCGCCCGTTCCTCGCTCTGCTGCTCCATCGGATCAAAAGCTGGCAACCCGAGGCGGCGGGCTTTTTGCGTTTCAGGCTGTTTTCTGACCCTTCGCGGCGGATGCCTTCTTGGCCTTCCCTTTCGGGGCTGCGATCCCTTCTTTCTCCAGGCTCTTGCGCAACGCCGCGGCGAGGTTGCCTGCGGTCTCTTTCGGGCGGGGAACAGGCGTGGGCAACGGCTTGCCGGTGCGTTTGGAGTCGATCAGCGCCTGCAGCGCATCCTCATAGGCATCTTCGAACTTCGACGGATCGAAATGCGTCATCTTCTTGTCGATGATCATCGTCGCGATCTCGGTCATCTCCGGATCGATCTGAGGATCCTTCAACTCGCCGAAGACGCGCTTGGCCGGCACAATCTCCTTGTGCTTGTGCATCGTCGTCAGCAGCATGCCCTTGTCGACCGGCTCGATGACGACATGGCGCTCGCGCTGAAACAACACCACCGTCGCCAGCCCAGCCTTTTTGGTCTTGGCCATCGCCTCGCGGATGGTCGCGAAGGCCTCGGCGGATGGTTTGTCGGCCGGAATGAGGTAATAGGGCTTGTCGAAATAGATTGGGTCGACCTCGGCCTTGTCGACAAAGCCATCGATCGTCAGCAAGTGCTCGGATACCGGCTTGAAGCTCTCTATCTCTTCGGGTTCGATCAGCAGGTATTCGTGCCTGTCGAGTTCGTAGCCCTTGACCTGGTCGTCTGAGGCGACAGGTTTGCCCGTCACCTCGTCCACATAAGCGGCTTTCACTGGCTCCCGCGTCTCCCGGTTCAGGATTTTGAAGTGGATGCGCTCGGTCTCCGAGACCGCGCCTGTCAGCTTGACGCCGCAGGTGACGTTGCCCAGCCTCATAAAGCCTTTCCAGAGCGCGCGCGGTGCCGTCATGTCGGCCTCCATCAAGGCCGGAAAACGGATCGGGCGACGAATCGTTCCTGCAACCAGCTGAAGCGCGATGGAACGCGCCTGCGCGCGCCTCAAAGCAAGGATGGTTCGGCCGGCACCGCTTTCACCGACGGCTCAACCACGACCAGCATATCGTTCGGCAATGGCCGCTGCAGGTGCCTGGCTTCATCCCATGGCGCGGCAAGCCAGAGGTCCACTTCCTCAGGCGTCGTGAGGATGACCGGCATGGCCTTCTGGTGGGTCGGGGAAACGACGGCATTTGGCTCGGTCGTCAAGAAGCCGAACAGCTCGAACTCACGTTCACCGTCGCGGACCTTCTTCACGCCTTTCCATGGCGTCCAGAACCCGGCGAAGAACATCAACGGGCGGCTGCCCTCGCGGGCGAACCATGCGTTGCCGGCGCCCTTGCCAGGACGCGGCTCGGCAAAGCTGGTGAACGGCACGACGCAACGGCTGGTCGAGCCCAGCCAGCGCCGCCAATGCGGGGAATTGGTGTTGCGGATGTTGGTGACGCCCGGGTCGTAGTTCTTCACATAGGCAGGCGGGGAGGGCATGCCCCAGGTGGCCGGCGCGACTTCACGCTGCCCGTCCGTGCCGACGCGCACGATGGGCGCCAGATAGCCGGGATAGATGTCCCGAGACGGCTCATTGAAGCCTGTTCGGTCGCTCAGCGCTCGTGTGATCTGAACGATCGCCTCGCGCGTGGTGGTGACGTTGTAGAGATTGCACATGGGCTTATCCTGCTTCAGCGATCACATTTTGCAAAGCCCGTTGACTCTCACGGGTCGATGTTCCTATTTCGTTCACATGCCGGAAAGCTACGGAACATCGCGGAGGGGCGTCGTTTGGACGCTGAGCAAGGCCAACGAAGTCGGCCAGATCGTCCGCATCCGATGCACCCTTTGTCGCATCAGGCGATACTATCGGCCGGCCGATCTGAAGGAGGTGGTCGGCGACGTGGGCATTGACGGCGTGACGCGGCGCATGCGCTGCGAGAAGTGCGGCAAGAATGATTACCTCGATGCGCTGCTGTTCTTTCCGACGGCCGAGGAGTGGACGAAAATCCGCATCCGGCGCCTGGTCGAGATCAGGATGGTTCGCAATGTGATCTGGCGCGACGAGAGCCCGTAGATCGTCCACGGCGTTTAGTCGGGCCGTGACGCCGCGTCGATGCGATCGACCAGACGCATCACGCTTTCCCGAATATCGCTTAGGTCGAGATCCATGGCCGCAAAAAAGCCGAGCTCGACAAGCGCCTGGCAGAGTTCTTCGTGAAGGCCGGCGGCGAGGGACTTGTCGGCGATATGAGACGTGGCGCGCAACGACAGCCGCATGGCTTGTGCCTCGTCATCCGGACCGCCTGCACCGATGATGGCGCGTAGCTCGATCAGCGCCGCCGTCAATCGCACCATGGGCTTGCGTCTCCGAGTGAAGGCCGACGCGACGAGTGCCCCATGCGCGCCGGCCAAGCGGATCCTTTTCAGGTCCGCCGCGTGGGCACGATGACATTTCCGATCCTGGAGTGAAAGTCCGTCGCAAGTCTAAGTCGGGGATAGCCGGTGTGGGATGCCTAAGCCTCTCACCCGCCCCGTCTTCGACCACAAGTTCAAGATGGCGGCTTAGGCGGTACGTGGATTACCTCGGCGCTCGTCTCAAGCTCGACGCTGCCTCTTCGAAGGCTCGCGCCAGATCATCACGAAAAGCAAGGCGACGATTGTAGTCTTCAACAGACTCATCTTCCTCGGGTTCCGCAAGCGCGAGATCGGCGAGAAATTTCGCAAGAAGGATAGGTCGACTGATCTCAATTGTTGGTTTCGATTGGCGTCGGTTGGTCCCGCAACTATCCGAAGCTCGTCAAGGCTTACGAAGCCGTCACCTTTGCGACAGGCATACGCCCACTGCACAGGACCGCCGCCAGCAAATTCGCGACCATCTTTGTCATACGTCACCACGCCGTTAAACGACGGCTTGTTCAGCGATTTCAT